TTATGCAAAGGGTCGCGGGCGATGTTGTACAGGTTAGTCTTTACGTCATCCATCACAACGCTCAGGCCAATGTCCAACTCTTCGCGGTAATGGTTCGTCAGTGCCGTGACGCTGATCCCCATCACCTTGGCGATATTCTCATGGTTCATGCCAAGCCCAACCGCATGCAGCACACCCTTGCGGCTCTTCTCTGTCGGGATATGCTCACGCGGGCTTTTCTTTCGTGCGCCCTTATCCGGAAGCAATGCACGGATAGGCGACACGGCATAGCGCTGGGGGATGCCGTCAACGTCGGTGGGTTCACCGTCCTGCATAATAAGATTTTTGGATTTAGACGCCATCGATATGCTCACTGAATTGAATATGGGCCCTATCTAATACGAATTAGGCCAGTGGGCAAGTATATGGGTCAATGGTGGCGGGCGGAATTACCTCCATCTTGTTTAAGCCGCAGTGGATCACGCCACGGCCCCGCCAACCCGGTTTGTTTTCACTGCGTAATCCGTAAGGGTATATGCGGTGGGTCAGCAGCCGGAACTGCTTAAATTTTTTTTGGTACCCCCCACCCCCCTTTATTTCGCGAAGGGGTACCCCCTTTCGGGGCGGGGACGCTTTTGTGCAAAAAGAAATAGCCGGTCAACGCGAGGGAGGTGCAATCGACCGGCTATCCATCAACCACGCAAGGAGCAACCAAACGTGTTGCCGTGTGTATACAAGCATGTTTGTATGTGTGCAAGAGCGTACAGGAGATGGCAGGATATGGCGGGAGATTGCTTGTGGGGTGTGTGCCGATTGCTCTGCATGTAACCCCCCATGGTACCTAATTGATCTAAAAAAGGGGTATACCCCTACCCTTTATTTGACAGATATTCTCTACCTGACAATTAACGGACTGTCCTTTGGACAGACGTCTATTTGTTTGTTTGCTTGTTGGATGACTGCCCTTTGGGCAGACGTATGTTGGCTGGTCAGCCTACGGCTGACGGGCGCGGGCGCACATGCCCGCAGGGCGGACATGCACACGGGCGCGGGGGCGCGGGGCGCGGGCGCTCAGTCGATGCTAAGCTTGCCCATGAACCGCTTGAACCTGCGGACGCGATCAGCGACGATGCCCATCGCCTCTTCGCTGCTTGCTGCGCGCACGGTGCGGCGGCACGATGCCATGTGCCCCGACCATGTCGCGTAGTGCGCGGTGAACGTGTAGGTCTTCATGCTGCCATGTCCTCCTCATACAGGTGGTCGGCAGCCTGACCGCGCAGGAAGTAATTGGGCTCGAAGCCCTCGCGCTCCACACGCACAAAGCGGTCGTCAATGTCTGCCTTGCTGGTGCGCAGCGCGTATGCCCGTGCGTCAGCGAACCAACGGAAGGCTGCGCGCTCGGCCCATTCGCCCCCATAGATGGGGCACTGCTGGCTGACGATGTAATGCAGCGCGCTCATGCCGCGATCTCCCCGCTGGTGTAGACGGTGACATCGACGCCCTCTTCAGGCCAGCGATAGTCGCTGGTGCGGTATGTGCCATTGACTTCCTTACTCAGTGCGCGGGCTGCCCAGCCAGCTTCGGTGGCGGTAAAGAATTTAGCTACCGTGTGCCATTTATGGGTGATGTTGCACTTGGCTTCGACTTCTACGTTCATGTCATTTGCTCCTTGTTGACACCCAATCATTAGGGCGAACTGCCCAACATGTAAATGCGGAAATATCGATTAATAGCGATTTATTAATCGAGCATATGCATAAATAAAATTCACGATAGCATTTGACAAGTGGGCGAGCTGCCCATATGATAAGTCATCAACCAAGCAACGGAGCCAGTTACATGACACACGCCATCCAACAATTCGTCCGCACCATCCAAGAGGATGGCAGCTTTCACCGCATCCATGTTCGCCTGCCAAGAACCGCGCCGCTAGTCGCGCAGTATGTAGCAACGCAGATCAAGACCACCAAGCACAACGCTGCCGCCTTCGCCTGTGACTGCCTTGGCAACACGACTGTCCTTTGGTCGAACGGGCGCATCCAGCAGCTAATCGGTGATGAGGCCAAGCACCTCTACCGCTAACGCCAACCAGTATTAATCAACCAAGCAAGGAGCAAGCAGCATGAACACCACCGACCTCACCATCACTCGCGTAAGCGAAGACACGGGCCCTGACAGCTTCATCGTCAAGGGGAAGCTTGGCAGCGCCTACGTCGAGCGAGGCGACGACGGCCTATGGTATATCAGCCAGCGCATAGGTGGCGACAGCCGCGAGGCGCGCACCAACAGGGATGACGCGATGCTGTGGGCCATAACGCTATGCTCCACCGTCTTCATGAAGGGGAAAGCAGCATGATACAGGCAGCCATCATCAAGAGCAGCTATGATCCGTTCAGCTTCAAGCGCCTGTCGGATCAGCAAGAAACCATTCAGGCGGATGACAAGGACAGCCTGTTTGCGCTGTTCTTCCGCGATTACGACAACGCATACAAGTATTGCAACAGCGTCAGCTACGCGCTTGCCTGTCCGTCGCTGCGCCAAGGCTATCTCGTTTGGTTCAGCGACATCAGCAACTATGCCGACAACGGGGGAGACATGACATGAGCGCGTTCAGCCAATACGCCACCGCTGGTGAGCGCAAGGTGGCCCGCCGCCTAATCAAGGCAGCTATAGCCGCAGGCTATTCCATCAGCGTCAATGACGGCATGGAATGGACCGTGAAGCGCAGCGTCAAGCCAAAGGTCATCGCGGACGCGCTTTGCACGACAGGCGAAGACACCATCCGCCTTTGCGCAGCCAACCCCAGCAAGACTGTCGGCTGGCATGGCGTGGGCAGCTTCTACCTTGTGTTTGGCAACGCCAAGGACGGCAGCGAACTGCTGTCGGACTTCACCGCCAACGACATCTGCGAAGGCCTGTGGAAGCAGGCACTGGGGGACTTAGCATGAGCGCGCTGCACATCGCATCGACCATCTTTTTCTTGGGCGTCGTGCCCACCATCATCATCTACGCCATGGCGCAGACATTCAAAGGAAACTAACATGACCGACGTTGAGCGCTTAAAAAAAATGCGTCTTGATTGGCAACAGGGCCGTGACTGGACCGCAAATCGTGCAGAGGGATTGCGCCAAATCAAGCGCCTTGAACGAAAGCTACAGACGCAGGAGGCGGAGGGACAAGGGGCATAATCGCTAATCGCATTTCTCACTTAATCGACACCAACTTATCGAAACAATCCGCATTAAATATCAAACAGCGTTTGACAGATAGGGCATAATGCCCTACAGCAATCAGGCGGCAGCGATTTAAGAGCCGCAGTAAACCTTATTTATTTTATTTTATGGAGATTTTATATGGCTACAGTTTTCTCACGCGCACACAACCTGTGCAACATCGACCAGCTTGGCGAAATCAAGGCGCAGATTGCCGACCTGACATCTGTCGCTGACAAGCTTGCAGCGGACATCAAAGACCTTGGCGCAGGCAGCCATGACGGCGACCTGTTCACGGCAACCGTCTGCGTCATCGATGACCGTTATTCGACCGACCCCAAGGCAGTTGAAAAGAAGCTGCGCGAGGTTCTGGGCGAAAAGGCTTTCGAGTCATTCGCAAAGGCGAACCAGAAAAAGACGTCTGGCTACACATCCCTCAAGCTTGCAGCACGAAAGGCTTAATCCATGTCGATATTGAACCTTACACGGGACGCACGGGACCTTGCCCGATATGCAGCCATCTTTGCGGCAGATGCTGGCACTGACGCGCTGTATTACAAAGACCGATACACCGACGAAATGGCGGACCTGTGCTTTGCCGTTGCTTGGGAAGCAATGAAGCGCCGTGACGCAGCGATGGAAGCTGGCGAGGACTTTTACGCATGTGCGTTTGTCGAAGCGGCAGCCAATGCATTAAACCAATGCCATGCCGCAACACTGGAACAATTATTGGACGCAGGGCAGCAAGAGTCAGACAGCCTTGCAGGGAAGGGAGAATAACATGCTTACACTACACACAGTCTTGGGTTGCGCCACCGACATCGAAGGCGCTTCGCCTTACATGTGCCAGCCGGAAGCCAGAAAAGAACAGGCTGTTGAGAATTGGTATCTTGTGGCTTGCGAAAACATTGGCGTCAGCCCTGATGCTTTCCCACCAGCCAGTGCGGAGCATGAAGCCATAATCGATACAGCCCAAGCGCTGCGCGTCGATGGCTTTGCGTTCTTAGACGGTGAAACACTGGTGCTGCACACCTTTGAATTGAGCGCATGACATGCACATCGTGCTATTCCTTGCCTTCTGCATACTCCTGACGGGCTTGCTAAGCGCTGATGAACATGATTGGTGGGATTGATGACCAAGGACGAATATCGCGCTGCGCTGCAACGCATGGGGCTCCGTCAGGTGGACGTTTCATGGATCACGGGCGTAACGCATCGCCATGGCCGCAAATGGGCAAATGGCGACAGCCCAATCCCCCAGTCCGTATCCCTCTTGCTGACGGCCCTTGAGGAAGGCCGCATCACCCCAAGGTGGCTGAAGAAAAACATCCCAGTCCCACCCCCACACAATTCAGGCGAACGTGCCTAAAACGGAATATCATCGTCAAGGTCGTTCTGGGTGCCTTCAACGTCATCCAGAGCGTCCCCGACACTTCGCTGCACCATTATCACCTCCGCATCCGGAAACGCAGCCTTAGCGGCTCCCAGCAGCCCCTGTGCGTCCAACAGGACCGCAATTTCATCCAGCGTGTATATGCAGACGTTCTGACGGCCCTTGCGGTAGTCGATGGCATCATCCAGCGTCCGGACAATCACATGCACCGTCCCTGCCTCCCCAGACACCTCCCATGCGTTCACAGGGA